CCCGGTCGAGCAGCAGATCTGCTGGCCAAGGCCGGAGAAGCCCTGGAGGTTGGCAACCGTGCCTCCGTTGACGGCCTGGGTCACGCCAGCGCCCACGTTGGCCATCTGCATGCCAAGCTGGCCCACGCCCTGCGCCTGAGCCACAGCCCCGGCCTGCACGGCGTTCTGCACGTTCTGGATACCGTTCTGCAGGGCCACGTCAGCGCCGACTTGGCCAGCGCCGCGGTTGCCGTAGCCCCCGAAGCCGCCCCAGCCGCCGCCCCAAATCGAGCCAAGGACTAACCCGCCGATCAGGCCGCCAAGGCCAGCGCCCATGCCGCCAAAACCGCCAGTTTCAATCATCGTAGGAAGATTCATTTCAGCCATTCTCTTTGTCCTCCTTTTTTTGTTTGTTATTGCACTTCCAGAGACGCAAGACGCGCCTCTATCTGCTCAAGCCGCCATCTTTGATAGGCGCATTCAAGAGCAAGAGCTTCATCGTACCTGATGCTGTACCTGCTGCCTGCTGGACGCACAAGCGTCCTTTCAACGTGCTTTTCTGCCGGAACGACTTCATTTCCGTCATCGTCAAAGACAGGTTCTGCATCGACAACAAATTTTTCTTCATAGGCGTCTTCCCACTCGTCATAGCAGAAAAGGCCGAACCGCGAGGCGTCAAGTCCCTCCGATTCAAAAGCCTCTGCCACTTCCTGAGCTATCACGCCGACATGGAGCCTGGCCGCTTCAGCGCCCTTTTCCTCCACTGCGCCTATGAACTGGAACAGCTTGAAGCCGACCTTGCCCCATGCTCTGAATGCGGCGTCAGGGATGGACGCCACGCCAGTTTTCAGCCGCGCGTCAGACGTGTTGATGGATCCTGTTGCCGCGTACACGGTGGAAAACCTGGCTGACGCCGTCCCAACGCTTTCGGCATCGTCCCTGCTTTCGCTCGGAGCTACATGCGTGGAAGTGACGTGCAGCGCAGGGACGAAAGAATCATCGGTTGCGAGGCAGTAGAGCGCTATGTAGGTGCCAGCATTGCCTGGATCGTCTGCGTCAGACACGGCTCTAGTCCGGCAGGCTACAGCGCCAACGCGCTTGCCTGAGCCTGCATAGTCCATGATGAACGGCAGGTTAACAGTAGTTCCCTGCAGCAGAGTCTCCTCTTCGTCGGAGACCACGCCTACCAGCTTCACCGGCTCGGCAGTGCTGTCCGTGAAGACGTCGCTGTATCTCGCGTCCCGCTCCCTCACGCCAGACTGCACGGCAAAATGACCGCCTAGAAGCGCCGTCCCCTTCGACCCGCTGGCGCGGACATCAACGATTTCCGTGTTTTTTGTGTTTGCGGCCAAGACCGCATAAAAGCTGGAGCTTCCAGCCATCAGCCGGATGCTTTTGACAGAGAGGTTCGCCCCGCCGCCGCTGGCGTTGACCAGCGCACCAGTCTGGTATGCATCGCACAGCACATTGTGGATAGAGATGTTGGTGCTGCTGCCGCTGCAGAGGAAGAGCGCCGTGTCGGAATTCGCGTTGTCGTTCACGTTTTGCAAAAAGACATTCTTGAAGAGGACGTTTTCACACCCGCCTCTGAGGCGAAAGTACACAAGCCTGTCCATCTCCGAATAGTTCTCCGGCTCATGCGTCTTGCCGTTGACGGACAGGTTCGTGACGCAGACGTTCCGCGCATTCGTGAGATGGATGTAGTGCGCCTCTCCAGCCCAGCTTGTCATGCCCGTCTTCTGGTAGCAGTTTTCTATGGCGCAGCCTTCAAGAAAAACGTCGTGGCACGAAGCTTCAATGACGCCAGCGCCGACATCTGTCCCTGCTGAAATGCTCCATCCATCATGAACATTTCTGGCGATACAGTTTGTGAACCACACATGATGCGCAGGAGGCGTGTTGGCATGTCCCTTTGCCTGATAGCCTGCAATGCCACCGTCAGAAAGGCAATCTTCTACCCAGACATACCTAGATCCGTCATCGATCTCAATGCCGTTTGACACAGGGTGTTCATTCGTCCCGTCCGTGTTTCTCGTAAGAAAAACGCGGCAGTCGTAGATGTAGATGTACTCGGAGTCGTGGGTCGTGATGCTGTCATCCCGCGCCTGGTTGTCGGTATTGCAATGTCTTATCGTCACATACTGGGACGGGTATTTTGCGATATAGCCCACGCCCTTGTTGTAGCTGCCCGTTCCGGCCCTGACGTTGATGCAGTGCTGCGGCCCGTTGACAGCTTCCACGCCGGAGATCTCGCACCACCTGCAGCGTTGGAACTCAACGGCTGTTCCAGGCTCATATCCAGGATAGGACGGCCCAAGCGAGTTGGTTCTATTGTAGCAGTTTGCATCTACCGTGAGATCAAAAAGCCCTGCATGCTCGACATTGTACGGGCAAAGCTCGTCTACATCGTCATCCGTTGCGCCGCGGGCCGCAATGTCCACGCAGTTGGCCGTGCAGACGGTGTGGTACATCAAATCCATGTCCGCAGCGGAAACGATGGTGGTGATACCCTTGCCTGCGCCGATGAGCATGGTGTTTGACGGGATGCCGATCGGTGCGCCCACCTTGTACGTTCCAGCAGGCAGATACACTACCCCGCCTGCGGCAAGCGCAGCGTTGATGGCTTCTGCGTCATCCGTCACGCCGTCACCTCTCGCGCCAAAGTCCTTGGCGTTGACCACATCAGCAAGACGCTGGGCAATCGAGCGCGGCGTGGTCGAGCCTGACGCCGTGACGAGCGTTGCGCCCGTGACATCGCCTGCCGTGGCAAGCGCGTCCAGGCAGTCCTGACGCCATGTGGCAAGGTCTCCCCAGAAAGCCTCCGGCCCCAGCTGCGAAGTCTCCGGCACCTTGACGGCGCGGCTCACGTCAAGCCTCAGATCCTGACGCTCCGCGCAATCCATGTCGAACCTGTCTTCGACCTCTTCGCCGTCAAAACGCGCCCCGTTTCTGTAGTCGTCCTCCTGCGTGAACGGCATGCCGCGCCGGATCACGATGACAGTGCCGGAAGCTGGAGGAGATGGAAAGGAGACGGTGCCGCCGGACGCCGTGACGATGACCGAACACTGCGCGGAAACGTCCTGCTCCGCAGTGCCGTCACCCGTGAACACTGCTACCTGGCTCTTCTTCCAGACCTTGAACGTGAAGGGAAAGACCGTTGTCGCGCCGTTCCCAATATACCGATTTCTATTGTTTGTGGATTCAAGAGTCATTTACCATCCTCCACGCGCCTGCAGCCAGGCATCGTCCGGCTTTCTGTCATAGGATTCAGATGCGTCTGCGCCTTCAGCGACAGGAATTGCCGCCTGATAAAGCTGCGTCAAACCGTTAAGCTTGCCTTCGCCTTTGCACAATGGAACGCATATGAGGCAGGCCAATTTCCGCGCCATTGCAGAAACGAAAGCATCATCCCACTGGGTTATGTCCTCCACGTCAACAACGGCATCAACCATGGCCTGCTCAACGTCAGTGAGAAGCAGTTCGCCTTCATCCCCGCGCTGAATTGCGTATGGCACCTTGTTCAATCCGCGCCTGTGACCGTCATGGACGCGCACAACTTTCAAAACGCTGTCAGGCAAGCCGTAGCAATGCTCCCATTCTGCATCATAGACGGCAGGCATTTCCTTTTCCGGCAGGAGCATCCGCCTCACTGCAAAACGGTAGGGGAAGTCGCGCAGCGCAGAGCGCCTAGCCCTGTCCCAATACAATTCACACTGAATGGCCTCCGGCGTATGTTCATTGGGTGAACCTATCGTCCTAGTCCCAATGAAGCCTAGCGCCATGTTGTATATCTCAAGCCTGTTTGACGTGGAAGGCATGGCGGCTAGCTCCCAATCAGCGTCAGAAGATCAACCCACTCGCCAGCGCCGTTGAGAAAATACGTTCGCTGGGCGCTTGTGGCAGGCGGCACCAGGCCAGCCGTCCCTGCGGCGCCTTCGGTCGCGCCGCTGTATTCAGGCACTGAGATCTTCTTGTTGCTCTCACTGATGCCGTCTCCGATGTTGTTGTCGGTGATAATGTACTGCCAAGCTGTCCAGGTTGTTGAATTCAAGTGCCTGAAGTAGATTGTTCTTTCATTTATCGCTTTGCATATCTGCAACAGCGCCGTGGACGAAAACTGAAAAACAATCAAAATTGATGCGCTTTTATGTGGGCCGTTTGCATTGCTTGCGCTGTATCCAACGGAATAGAAGCCTGTGTTCTTTATTTCATTGTAGTCAACACCGCCTTCAAGCTGCTTCAGGGTACCTCTAAAGCCTACATCGTCAAGGCTGTCTGCATCGCCTTTGACTGCGCACATGATCTTGTTCACATAAAGACCGCCCTCGCCGGAGAGCGTCAGTTCGTCAAGGTGCGTGTTTTCCGCTTCCTTGACGCTCCACTCGGAAATGTCAGACATCGCGCCCTCCTTATGGGCAAGGGGCGCTTTCGCGCCCCCTTCAGTCAATCTAATTGCTAGCCGACAACGGCACCCTTATCGATGTACATGCCCGTAACATAGGGCAGATCATCTTCGCGGACGATTGCGGCAGTAATCTTTCCGGCAGTAAATGTGGAGCCTGTGAGGGTCACATCGACCTTGAGCCACTGCTTCGCGACATTGCCGGGGAGCCAGCGAAGGTAGATCTTAGCGCCCTTGACAAGAGCTGCTGTAAGAATAGTCTCGCTGGTGCCTGCAACATCACTGTAGTCGCCGGATTCAGAGTCGGCTTCCTGCAGTTTAAGTGTAATGGAAGTGCCAGTTGCGGCCGTCTCATTGCACATGCAGAACACGCAAATCGGTTCGGCCCTGCCCGGCTTGAACAGGGAGTTGAGCGGAACGGCCGCGCTGGTGACGGCAGAGCCAAGAGAGGCCCTGTCAAAGAAAATCAGGTTGTCATCGAGAATCATGGCATCACCTCCTAGGAAACAACGGCTTCGGTGCTGAGCAGCACGTCACACTGGCGGATCGGGCGGCCGTGGAGGGCAGGCACCGACTTTGAATCGAAGAACTGGCCGTAGGTGAGATGCACCGTGCCGTAGTCAATCGACTGCATTTCGAGCGCAGTGAGCACGTCCTGGTTGCAGTACCAGATGGCTTTGCTGCGCATCTGCGGGGGCATCATGTTCTTGGCCGCAATGGTGAGCGCCTGCAGGTCAACCCAGCCCGTCTCGCCCTTGCGCTTGGTGAGCTTAGTGCTGTCGATGTTGCAAATGCGGACTACAGCCCTCCAGTCCCTGACCGCGAGGCCGCAGCGCCAGTTGTATTTATCGCCAAAAACTTGGAATTTATTGCCGCTTGCGTCCGTTGTCATATATTTGCCAAGGTCTTCCTTCTGCAAACCGCCGGAAGAGCCCTTTGGATACAGACCATGAACAGTGTCGCTTCCCCAAGCTACGAGGTACATGGACGTCTGCTTGTTGGAAGTAGAGCCGGAAGCATTCACAACATGCGGGGAACTCAGGGAAGGATAGCGCTTCTGCAGGCCGTTGAACTCGTCAGGAACGGTGGAATTGTCACCGTATATGAGCGTCTTGGCCACCTTCTGCCGCATCGCCTCCGTGAAGGCCTTGGCTTCCGACAGACGGAAGGCGCGGGCCTTGTCCCCGTAGAGCTCCACCTCGGCAACGTCCAGCTCCTGGAGGGCCTCCAGCATGCCGCAGGTTTCCTTGACCTGGGCCCACTCGCTCTTGGAGGGCGGGGTGCCCTTGTACAGACGGCGCCAGTAGACGTCCGGCAGGCCAGTGCGGATGCGGGTCAGGTGACCGTCCGACTGATTGCTCTCCATCCACTGGACATCGCTCAACATGTCGTTGGTCTGATTCATTAACTCAATAATTTCCCCAGCCGGAGTGCCCTTGTAGAAGTCTTCCAACTCTGCAAGGGATGCAACAAGGCCTTTCTTGTAAGACATGATAGTACCTCCTGTATGCCTTATACTTGCATGTCAGGCCACATGCGGTCTTCAAGAGCCTTGGCACTATTGCCGCCGCCCTTGCTTGTGACAAATTGATCTTCGCGCATCGCCCTGCCGATGCGGGCAATGCAGCGCACGACTGCGGGGTTGTAGTCGGCGTGTGTCTGTTTGAGCAACTGGCGCAAGCTGCCGTCAGTGTCGAAGTGGGCCAGCGCCCGGCGGGAGTCGGCCACGGCGGCCTTCCAGTTCTGCCCGCCGATCTCAGGGTCGTGGAGGATCTCGTCCTGCCAGCCCTTGAGCGTCTGGCTTTCCTGCTGGGCCTGGAGGCGGGAGACGTCCCCGGCGAAGTCGCGATGCCAGGAAAGCATGGCCTCGGCCTGGGCTTTGGTAAGCCCGGCCTTCTTGCAGGCGGCAGTGAAGCTCTTGAGGTTGTCCTCGGGCACGGCGAAGTCTTCCCCGGCTTCAAGCACGTAGTCCTCGGGCTCGGCCTTCTGTGCCTCCTGCTGGCCCTCTGCGGGCGCCTCGGCATCGGCCTTGGCATCGCCTTCAGCGGGAGCCTGCTGGCCCTCCTGCATCTGCTCGGCGCCCTCGGCGGGCGCTTCCTCGGGGGCTTCGTCAGCGATGCTGTCCATCACGTCCTCGGCCACAGATTCAAGCTGAGTTTCATCAGCCATTGATGTCCTCCTGGCACACGGCTTCAACGCAGCGCGCCTTTTTGATTAGGTCGAAGAGCGGGCGCCCCACTGAGCGCCTGCCCTGCTGGTAGGCCATGAGGCCCTCGGTGGTGGCGGGCACGTCCTGCAGGAAGCCAGTGATGCCGATGATCCAGGCGAGGAAGTGCAGGCCGTCCTTCGTCCGGGCGAGGCCTTCCACGGCCCCGACAAGACGGGCAAGCTCTTCCTTCTCGCGGGCCTCGCGCTCCTCCTGCTCTCTCGTGGTTTCCCACGAGATGTACTCGTTCTTCTTGTCCTGCATCACATCCCTCCTGCGCCCGTGATCCCGCCAAGCACGGTGTCCATGAGGGTCGCGCCGTCAGCGCCAACGGGCGTCTGGCCCAAGTTTTTCGCCGCCCCCGTGATGTCCTGCGCCGCCTGGCCTCCGGCGGCCATTGCCTGCTGCTGCTGCATGGCCTGCTCCTGGGCCTGGCGCTTCTGGCGGGAGGCCTGGACGGCCTGCTCGTCCGCAATGCAGGACTGAGGCATGCCGATGCGGTCGAAGTAACTGCGCACCGTCTGGTCGGCATCGAGAAGGTCGAGGGCCTCTGGGCGGGCGCCTGCGAGGTTCACCGCAAAGGACACGCCCTGCTCGATGCTGGACGTGGCGGTGATTTTCTGGGCCTGCGCCAGCACCGACTCAAATTCCACGTCCAGCTCGGCATAGCCCATTCCATCAGGCGGCGGAGGCAGAGCGCCCCACTCCTGCATGAGGGAATAGGTGCGCTTGATGAGGGGCGAGAGAAGCTCGGTGTGCAGCCGCTCGACTACGGGGCCGATCAACAGCATTTTCTCGGCCTGGCGGGCCTGGATCTCGGTGGCGGTGATCTGCCTGCGGTCATCGTCCAGAAGCATGCGGAAAAGGTCTACATAGAGGCCGTCATCCACGATGCGCCTGACGTCCTGCAGCGCCTCCCAGCTATACTTGATTGCCGCCGCGTCAGGCTGCTGGATGGGCATGACCAGAGGCCTGCCCTGGGTGATCTGCAGGCTGCCGTAGGTGAAGCCGCCGGGGTTTTTGTCCACGCCGTACTGGCGAAGGCTCGTGTCACCGATGAGCGGCGGGTCGGCTATCTTGTGCTCCATGATGCGGTGGGTTGTGGCCATCGCCTGGAGCATGCGGGCGTCAGGCATGACCTCCATGGCCGGGCTCCTGCCGTAGACGTCTCCAAAGTGGACGTCCCATCGCGGAGCAAAGGCGGGGAACATGTCGTAGCCGGACTCGCTGAGCACGTGCCCGCGCCTGCCGTCCTCCTGGAGCCAGTACACGCTGACGTAGGGCTTGCCCTTGGCGCCCACGCTCTGGCCGTATTTGACGTCCTGCCTGGGGAAGACGCCATGCACCACATTGTAGCGCTCAGACGCGCCTACAGTCGGGCTCTTTGCGGCAGTCAGCACGGCCTCCGGCGCCTTGTCCTCGCCCCACAGGTCGATGATCTGGCGGGCGCTGAGATGCAGACGCCGGAAGAAGCAGTCAACGAAGCCGTCTCCATTGACGTCCAGCACGTACTCGCCTGCAGCCACCCGGTGGAACTTGAGGCCGTCCTCGTCTGCCGTCTCAACCATGAGCCCAGTGCCAAACGTGCCCAAGTCCTGATAGAGGCCATGCACCTTGTTGTAAAAGTTTGACTGATGCAACAGGAGCCTCATGCGCTCGGTGACTTCATCCAGCCACATGTTGATGCCCGGTTCCTGCTTGTCCTGCCCGTGGGCCAGCCTGAGCCTGAACCACGGGCGCACCGGGCTTGTCATGCCGCCTTGCAGTCCAGCTGCAAGGGTACGCATGGCGCGGACGCCCGTGCTGTCCACGAGGCGGCCGTTGATGACGGGCTGCCTGTGGCTCGTGGTGTCGGTGTCGCTCCTCCACCTTGTGGGCGAGAACAGCTCGGCAAGGTCGGCCCAGGCTGAATCCCAGCCGGAGCGCTCAGTCCTCAGCGACTCGTACCGCGCATTGAGCTTGGAGACGTCCAGCGCCATGGCCTACCCCAGGGTGTCGCTCCCCATGCCGTTGTCCTGCTGGGACAGGCCGGAGCGGGAAGTGAGGATGGAGGCCGCGAGGCCTCGGTTCTTCTTCTGGCGCTCGCGCTGGGCCTCGGCCGCAGCCTGGGCTCCAGCGGAAACGCTTTTGGTCGGCTGTTTTGTCGGCGTTTCTGGAACGTCAGGCGTTCCGCCGCCTCCGAAACAATGAATGAGGGGCATTACTTTACCTCCACGGTTGCTTTAATAGTCTCGGGCGTGGCCATGACGAGCCAGCCGTCCACCCACTGCTGCTTGCGCGTGAACCAGCACAGGCCGGGAATTCTGCCCAGCTTGCTGAACCCCACGCTGTCGAGCAGGCGCAGGATGTGATGAGAGGGGCATGCGACACGTCCAATGATGGACGTGGGCTGGAGGGAGTCGCATGCCCATAGCAGAGCCCCCCGGCAGAGCGGGGTGGCAATACGGAAATGCTTGCGGAAGGCCGTGAGGCCTATCTCCAGCACCCTGTTCTTCCAGGACTCGCGGAACGGCCAGCTCAGCATGACGCCCGCCATCTCGCCGTCCACGTACCCCGCCAGCACGTGCAAAGGCGCAGTGTGGATGCGAAGGAACTTGTCCAGGCTCCACTCCTCGGGGTCAACCTCGGGGTAGACCGTCCAGAGCAGATCCTCAGCCTGCAGGCGCTCGTAGATGTACTGAAGCGTCTTCCTGTCCTCAGGGCGTATCACTCGGTAAGTCGTGTCCATAACGTCACCATGCAAGGGGGTCGTAGTGCTGAGCCTGCTGGCGCCGTGCAGCCATCATGGCGTCACGGGCAGAGGCAACGGGCGCGGCGAAGGTCAGGGCAAGAGCATCGGCAATGTCAGGCGAAGCGCCCAGGCGCTCCTTGATGTCTTCCTTCCGCTCCAGGCAGATCCTGCCCGCCGGGTCGAAGGCGTAGGTAGGCGTGGTGAGTTCGCTTTTGAGCTGAGGCACGTCCGGCAGGAAGCCCCCGGCCTGCAGCCACTCGCGGATGCCGTACCACATCTCGCTCCTGCGGTTGTTGAAGCGGGGGCTCAAGGCCTTGGCACCAAACGGCACCTCGATGCAGTCGATGCCGATATGGCGCAAACGGTCGATGACGCCCTGCCCCTGCCCGGCGTCCACAAAGACGGCGTCCGGCTGGTGCTGGTGGACAAGGGCGCTGATTGCGTCAGCCAGATCCATGTTGTCGAGGTTGCGGAACACGTGCGGGGGCTGGCAGATAAGGCCACGGCGCAGGCACACCACTGAACTGTCTGCCCCGAAGCGGGCCACGTCCACGCCCATGACGAGGGGCATGCCCTCAACGTCCTCGGGCCGCACAATGCGGGCGCAGGCCTCGGTGACCATGTCGATGGTGATGAGCACGTCATCGCTCGATGCCGTAAAGTCACAAAGATATTCCTGGCGAAAAGACTTGTCGCTCATCTCGCGCTTGAGCGACTCTATCTCTTCCGGCGGCAGGGCTCCCGTCTCGTCCACCCTGAGCATGGCAGAGAACCAGCCCCCGGGCTTGGCCTCGCGCTGGCCCTGCTCGTAAAGCTGCGAGAAGAGATTAATGCCCTTTGGTGTGCCGATGAAGACGGCCCAGCCCCTGCGGTCAGACAGAGCGGGGCGCACGACTTCCTGCCACACATCCGGCTTCATGTCGGCCACCTCGTCCAGGATGACGCCATCGAAGCGGAGTCCACGCAGGGCATCTGCATTGTCAGCGCCGAACACGCGCATGACAGCACCGTTGGGGAGCGTGATGGACAGCTCAGCCTCGTTGACCTGGCGTCCAGGGACGGGCGAAGAAAAGTGCTTCAGCATGCCCCAGGCTATGCTCTTGGCTTGGTTGCGGTAGGGGGCCACGTAGCCGAACATCATGTTGGGGCGCTTGGCGAGGACGGCTGCCATGAGCATATGCATGAGCACCAGCACCGTCTTTCCGGCACGGCGATGCATGACGATCACCGAAAAGCGATGGCTGTCCAGCGCCTCATGCAGTCTGGCCTG